AAACAGTTTAGAATAAATTGGTATACTGAGTCTACCTTTGATCCTTTAGGAGCTATGCTTGAAGGTTTAGAAAATGTCCAATATAAGTTTATAGGACGTAATCTAACTAAAGTATTAGATAAAATTGATACACGATTTTGGAATGCTTTTTCATATACAGGTCGTTTTCCTAAAGTCTTTGATAGGGCTTTAGTAAATACAAGTTTACGAGGTTCTGCTCTAGCAACTAATCAATTAGAGTTTTTATCAAATTTAATTAAGACTACAAACTTTAAGTTTAAAGGCGATTTATATAAAACACTACTTGATAGTGAACATAAAGGTCGTAATTATACACGTCTTACAGATATTACAGACTTATATCCAAATAAACCTTTAGACTATAGAAAAAAACTACATGAAGCTGTAGCTGTTATTGAACAAATTAACAGATTTAACCATACATTAAGTAATACCTTAAAGAAACAACAATTAAACAGAGATGGTTTTAATCGTTCTGTTGTTATCCAAAAAGGTGTAGGAACATATGATAAGCAAGTCCCTGTAAAAGAAGTATTTGTCTATGATAATCAAAGATCACCTTTAGTTTGGGATGTTGTAGAGCAACGAGGTGTTGTTTTTAAACCTAAAAACTCTCAACAACGTAGTATTGATGCTCGAGATCGTATGAATACACAGGCTAAAGATGGTGTATTTGATGCTAATGGACGACAGCTTGTTTTATTAGAATCTATGTTTACTCCTGAACATGGACGACATTATCGTTATGCATTACTAGGTTTAAAAGATACACCTAAATCTTTACCTAAAGATGTTGTTCCACGTAGACGAGGTTATATGTCTCAACATTTAGAAACTAACTTTCTTGTTAGACGTTATCCTCGTAATGTTATGGTTGATGGTATTACTTATACAGCTAAAACATTACAAGAGTCTAAAGCACAGTTTGGAGTAAGAGGAAGTCAAGCTAACTTTGCAGAGGTTGTTGGTGCATCTCCAAACAAACAAACAGCAAAACGATATGTAGAAGACTTTAATCGTAAAGATAATGAATATTTTTATGAGTTTGAAAAAGTAAGTGAAGATGTATTTAGTGAATATCAAAACGTAGAACGTATTACAAATAGTGTGCGTAATTCTGCAAAAGAACGTTCAACTAATGAGATTGTTGGAGCAACATATGAAGACATAGCTTCTACATTCTATAGAGAAACAAAAGGATTATCTGAACAATTTGCTATGTCACAAATGCAAGACATTATAAAAAGTAATTGGGTTGATATCTTTGGACCTAAATTAGCACAAGGTACTTTAATAGCAGATGCAACAACTAAAGCAGGTAAGTTTCCTACTCAACGTCCTAACGTTTCTGAGATAGCTTTATCAAATAGTTCAAGTGATCTACAAATAGCACGACAAGCTGTTGCTTCATGGGATCGTATTACTTTATCACAAATGGGAGTTCCTGATAACCGTATTGCTAAAGGCATTAGAAGTTTATTTGATGGATTAGCTGCATTATCAGAACCAACAGCTACATTAAGTAATCCTCTTACTAGAGGACTAGAACGTGTTGCTCGTAAAGTATCTCGTAATGCTAACTTTATTGAGTCTATGCCTTCTCGTGTTATATCAACGACATTGATTACAATGAATGTGCCATTTAAACATATTGTATTACAGCCTCAAGCTGTATTAGATACAATATTTGCTAATGGTCCTGCTACTGGACTAGCAAACATGTATAACATGAGTGGTTTTTTAAATGTATATCTACGAGATAGTATCTACTTCTCTAAATATAAAGATGGTTTTAACTTTTTAATAGATGATTTATATACTAAAGGTCGTATTGCAAAGAATAATAAAATAGATCGTAAGTTAATTATGTCACAAGACGACTTACGACTTGCAGCAAAAGAAATGAAAGAGTCAGGTACTCTTAATGTAGATCAACATGTAATGGTACAAGGTATTACATCTGCTGATCCTATTAGAATACAACAGGGTTTGTTAGGTAAAACTAAAGCTCTTGCTATGTATCCTTTAGAAAAACTAGTAAACTTTAACAGAAAAGTAGGCTTTAACTTTGGTGAGCAGTTAAACAGAATTGGTATGTGGATGGCTGCTAAATCAATGTGGGAAGTTAAAAACCCTGGTAAGAACTGGAGAACTCGTAAAGCATTAGACGAGATAAACTACAATGCTTGGGAACTTGGTGGCTCAATGACAAAAGAAGGTTCATATGCTTACCAAAGAGTACCCATTCTTAAGTGGTTTACACAGTTTATGTCGTATCCACAAAAAGCATCAGAGCTTTTAATAAACCCTGGTGCAGGACCTCTTACAACAACACAAAGAAGTCTAATAGGTGCATGGAGAATGTGGTTCTATGGTATACGTAGTGGTTCTGTTTATGGTTTAGGTAACATTCTTTACAATCATTACAAAGATACTAATACGGAAGATGCACAAAACTGGGCAGACTTTATGGATACTGATGCAGGTGTTAATTTTCTACTTAATGCTATGTTAAATCAGGCACAAGGATCTGACAAAGTAGATTTAGATTTTGCAGCTACTTACTCTCCTCTTGGGGGTATGGGTGGCACATCGTTTACACAAATGTATCAAATATTAAAACGTGTTATTGGTGGTGATATTAATCCATATGAAGATGGTAGTGCTCCTGTTCTTCAACAGGCACAGCAATTAATGCAGTGGTGGAAAACAGTTGTTAGATACAATGAATATCATGGTGGAGTGTTAAAACCTGAAAATATGATGACGTTATTTAAACGCTCTGCACGACTAACATCAGGTACAAATAATGTATCTAAAGCATTTAAACGTTATGCTATACAAGATAAACTAACACGTTATGGACAAGAGGTTGGTTTAAATGATGAAGGTAAAATTGAAGGTTTAGTATCTTCTTTATTTGGTGTTCAAGATAAAAAAGAAAAAACATTGTATGAATCATTTAGTAATGGTGGTTATAAACGACCAAACGACTTAGAACAACTTGCTAAAGAACTTGTAGGAGACTTCATAGCTATGACTAAAGAACCAACATGGTTAAGTTTTCAACAATATAAACATGATATGGAATTGTTAATGGTAGATGGGATATATTCACAAGATGAAGCAATTAAAGTAATTGAATATATGGATGAAAGATTTGATAGGACAGAAGGTGGTACAATGCTTGAAAGTCGTATACGACAATTACAAAACTTAGATGAGTTAGATCCAAAAAGTAAACGAGCTATACAAAATCTTGTAGATTCTCCTGAAATGCAAGACTTAATGGAAAAGCTATATCCAAATGCAAACTTTAAATTTAGAAGAGACAGACGAGAGGACAAAGAATGAAGATAAAAACTTACACAGGTAATGTAGATCCTGGTTTTCAAGGCTACGAACAACGAGGCATAGTAGATAACTCTGCTAAATTCGATGGTATGGATCTAGCAGGTCTAGCTAACTTTGGTAAAACTGCTATGGAAGGTGCTATATCTGTAGACAAAGCAAATAAGATTGCTTATGTAGGTGATTCAGTAAATAAACTTACTCAAGAGTATCTTGATAGAAGTCCTACAGATCAAATGCAACTACGAAATGAAGCTCTTGATATACAGAATCAATTGTCTACAGAAACTGATCCTCTTGCTAAAACACAATTAGAAAATCGTATTACTGAAATAACTACTAAGTTAGAAAACTCAGTGCAGCAAGGACGTATGGGTGAATATGAATTTCATAAACGTCTTAATGCTGAAGTAGGTCCTATTCTACAAAACAATCCTCATCTTGGTCGTGAACTTATGGCTCGTATTAATCGTTCTCTTAACATATCAGGTGTAAGTGCTGCTATGAAATACGACAATCAAGCATTAGCTCTAGAACGAGATGCTATTAAAACAGAACGTAATCGTATTAATAGCTATTTATTTAATAATAATATTACCCATGATACTAATGCTTCTATGTTTGAGAAAAATCAACTTGTTCAAGAAGATATGGCAAAAAAACAATTAAAAGATAACTTAGAAAATGACAAAGCATTACAAGAATTAAACGATGCTACTATTGCTAGAGAATTTAAAGCTATGGGTGCTCCTCGTTTAATATACGAAATTGCATTAGAAGATACTTCTGATAATTTAATAGCTATTGCTGATAGTAATATGGATGTCGATAATAAAAGACGACAAATTGCACTAGCTTTATCTAGAGCAAATGTTAAATATAAATCTAAATTTGATCAATTACCTGAAGATGCTACATTTACTCGGTATATGAACGATTTTGACGACAGTTTAAAGGTGTTTCGAAACTTAAGTGATGATCAATTATCAGGTGATTTTGTTAAAAAGACTGCTGAAAACTTAGTATCTATTAATAAAGCAGGTGCTGACTTAGAATTAATTGGAGACATTAATCCTGCTAAACTAGATAAAATGACTCAACTAGCTGATATTACACAAAAACTAGCAGACGTTTCACCATCAAAGTTTGGGAGTGAAGGACAAGGAAAAGAAATACAAGGGAAGTTACTAACATTTCTTGTAGGAACTATGCAAGAGTATAGTAATGGTAACATGTATCCTGATGTAAAGAAATTATTAACTACTATTGAAGATAATGGACAAACTCCTATTGGTGTTATAACTAATGATATAACTAAAAACAATGATAATGTTGATATAAATATTATTAATATGCATAAGTTTAAAGATAACGACATTATTAATGAAGCTAATGCTATGAATCAATTAACTAAATTAGACAATACTATGATTCAGTATGGTGGTCCAGACTATAAAAACAAACTATCTGTAATAGCAAGTGATTCTGAAATGAGAGATATGTTATCTAAAAATATTAATAAACATGTAGAATATTCTTCATATGGTATAGAACAATACTTAAGAAACGCTCAAATTATGCCTTCTATTACAATGAATGAAGTAACAGGGACATTAAGTACAGATGATCCTAAATTCCAACAGTATTTAAATCGTTTTAATGCACAATTAAATGTTGTTAAAAACTTAGATGATACTATTAATGATGAGAATATAGGAGAATATGCACAGATTCTACTTAAAGATCATTATCAATTCTTACACGCTAAACTGAATCCAAATAACTTTAGCATTGATTTAACTGATGCTGATGTAGATGGTATAGCTAAAATAATAGATGATTATATAGTTAATCCACCTTCTTTAGATAGTCTTATGAAACCAGTAGAAATGGAAACGACAGAAGAAACACCTGAAGTTACACCTACTACTGAAGACAAACCTGTAGTTGAAGAAGGTGAAGTTCCTACAGAACAAGAAGAACAAGTAATGCAAAACATCTTTAACTACAAAAAAGGAGATGGCTCTAATGAGTTCAGAACCTATACTACAAAAGAAGAGGCTGTTAAAGACGTAGCTAATCAAATAGATCGATACGTTAAAGGCTTAGGTGTAGCAGAGGGTAGACCTGCTATAGATATAAGAACATTCTTGAATCTATATAGACCTGCATCTGACTATCAAGGTGGAGATGATGTTACTCAAAGAGGATATGAAGACTTCTTAGTATCACAAGTATTGCCTAAAGGCAGCACTGCAACGACACCTATAACACTTACTGACTCTGACTATATTGCTAAGTTATTAAAAGCTTTAGCTAAACAAGAGACAGGAACAAACTTAACTATAGAAGAGATACAAGGATACTTGAAGTGATAGAGTGGAAAGAGTTATATCTTCCCCCTATTAATCTTTATTCTGTTAATAAAAAAACTACAGTAGTCAAGAGGAAGTAGGCAAGACTACTGTAGTACTGTGTCGTACCCTAGCGAAAGGATAACAGGAAACTAAGGTACTTTGACAACCATAACGGGGATATTATTCTTCTGAGCTAGTTTAATACCATACTCAGTCCCCTTACTTTTTGTATTCCATATTGCTAAAACTTTATCTGCATTACTAATCATTTGTTTAGTTCTTACAAAGAAATACTTACTGTCGAATGATGCTGTAGTATCAATTAAATGATAAGGTAAAAACTGGATAAGATCAATACTATTTTCTTTAGCATAAGCTTGACTTATTTGATCTACACCTTTTGCTCCACCTGATATTATGACTTGTGGTGGAGTAGTTTGTTCCTCAAAAAACTTATTAATTATAGGAACTACAACTTCTGTTTTATCTAAACTACGACTACCAATAATACACACCTTCATTATATTTCACAGCTTCCTGCCGTACAGGCTAATGTTTGTTGACCTATTGTATTGTCGTCTTCTTCTACAAACTCTTCCCAGTCTATAGTTTTAGGAGTACGACTTAACAACTCTTCATACTGTTCTTTAGTACAATCTTCGTATGGTGCTTGTTGATAGGTATGATCACTGTGTGGTAAGAATGAGATACCTGATACTTCATCAAAGTGTTCCCATACCCATGCACCTACTTCCATCCATTCATCATCTTTAACAGATATTGTTACAGATGGTTTGTGTTCACACCAATGTTCTTGATAGATCAACCAGTTATCTAATTGTTCTAAGGCACACATACTATCTCGTAACATAGCACCTCGAGGAGCTTTCATAGGGAAAGTAAATACTGCTGTAGAGTCAGGTCTAAATGCCTCATCTTCTACTTCTACACCCTTTTCTTTTAAGAACGTATAGATTGGATCTTTCTTGTCCATTCTGATTCTTCTATAGTAATAGTCATTGTGTCGTGTATGAATACCACTAGCACTATCAACAAGCTGAGAAACAGTGCCGCTAGGCTTAACACAAGTAATTGATGCAGACACTGGGATATCCAATGTCTTAGCCCACTTCTCATTGGTTTTTCTTGCTTCATCTCTTAGTCTTTCTAGCATTTCAGGTTCAGGATTAGATGTAATATCAGCATCCATAATACCTGTAAGAGATACACCTAGTAGTCTTTCTTCTTCTGTATTATGTTTCCACTCTGCTGATAAGAATTTAAAGTCTGTTAAAGTCGATTGGAGAGTTCCAAGAATAGTCGCCAGTCGTACCTTTCGTTTGAGAGTATCTTCTGTATCATTCTCTCTAACGACAACTTCTGTAAGGTTACAGAATTGTTTATCACGGAGTATAATTTCTGAACATGGGTTTGTTCCGTAACTAAGATTTGGATCTCGTCTTCCCCACTTGTTTGCCTGATTCTGAGCAGCGATTCGATTAAACATTCCTCGTTCACCTGACTTAGACTTAACCAGTGATAGCCACTCTTCCATGAAAGTTTCGCAATCAGGCTTTTCTGTGTAGGCAACTGAGTTATTGGCAAGACCTCGATGTGGGTGATCATTGTACCATGCTCCTATCTTAGCTTCTCTCATTCTTCTATCTGTTAGATTACTGAGTGATATTAGTGCTGATCGTCTTACACCACCAACTACTACTATCTCTCCTACCATACACATAATATCATGCACTTGTATGGATGTTAACTTGTCTCCTTTTGCTTCTTTGAATGTGTTAACTACAAACTCAAAGAGTCGTTTTAATGGTTCAGGTCCACTTGCTCGACCACCAAACGTCTTGAGTCTAGCTCCTGCAGGACGTACTTTATGATAGTCAAAGGTAGGTATATCTCCTTCGTATAGATGTGAGATTAGTTTCTTGAATGCTTTTGCCCAACCAAGTTTACTATCTTCAACGACAATAGTGTCATCACAAACATCTAAGTCTTCAGGTACTACTGGTAGTTTGTTTATGTCTTGTCGTTCACAAGAGAATCCTACACCAGTACCATTCATTAAAATATATAGTGCCTCACTAAAAGCACGTTTGTTATTAACTGCTAGATAAGAACAGTTATAAGCAGAAATGTTATCACGATCACAAGCCTCCCCTGCTGTCATTAATAAACGCATAGACGGCATTACTTCTAGTTTAAGTATTGCTTGTCTAAGCTCACTATAGGTCTTTTCAAAACCTGAGTGTTTAGAACGTAGATATTCTATGAGTCTGTCAACAGTCTCTTCCCAAGTTTCTCTACGTTTCTTTTCAGGTATGTATCTTGCATATCTAGACATAGCAATAACATCTTGATATACAGTAGGTAAATTCCTCATCTTATTTCCTCATGTGGTTTCTTAACTTTTGTAAATAATAATCTGCTTTATCTAAATCTTCTACACCATTCTTTAAAGCAAATCTCCATACGTATTTTATTACGTTTGCTACGCATACAGCAACTATACCCATCAATCCTATAGTGGCTGATTCAATTGCATCTATACATTCAACTTTACCTTGAGTGTAATGTGCAGGTTGATTCACGTTATCTTTCTTCATTTATATTCTTTCATTAAGTATTTTAAACTAACAGCCATCTCATCGAAGCTGCCATTTACGACATCATGTAGCATATAAATACCTCGCCAATGATTGTTACCTTGTGAAGATAAATAGTCTTCGTTATGTAGGTAACAGCTACCTGCTATAATTGCTGTAATTTCTTCTCCACTAGCTTTTCTAGCGTAAGCGATTTGTCGTCCTTGTTGGTGTCCTGCAAAGCAAGACATATGTTTCTTATTGATAAGAGCTTGTGCTGATGTAACTGGTCTTCCCATAACACCACTCGCAAAGTAATGTGAGTAAGCAACACCATCGACCACAACCACGTCAAGAAAAGGATAAACTTCCCAACCATATTGTTCATAGTTTAAATCTCCTATACTAATTAAGTCGTCTAGTTTACGATCAGTATCTATTGCTCTATCGATTCTATCTTCGTGATTACCTAAAGTTAGAATCATCCTAGGTCTATATAGCTTTTTTTTAATTTTACGTTGGTAGTCCTGATAGTCCCACAAAGGGCCTAGCAGGAGTTCCATACCTCGATGTACTGATTCTACATCTGCTGTATAGGTACGTCCTTCAAATGATTTCTTGTTTGTATCGTAACTACTAAGGCTAGGCATATCTGCAAAGTCTCCAATACAAACAATAACATCAGGTTTCTTTTCTACAATATAGTTACCAATACATTCTAGATAACTTATATCGACATTTGGTTTGACTTGGCAGTCAGGTATAACTAAATGTTTCATGACAGATCCCCCCCGTCTTCTCGAAATAAATCTAGTTCGTGTTCAGCTTCTGTAATTAAATCAACGTGCATAAAACCATTCTTTACCAAATCGTTTAATGCGTAGTTAAATAAGTATTCAGCCTCTGTGTTGTTAACTTCTACTTCAAATTTATATGTACCATCTTTACGTTTTGAGCATTTCTTTATATGCACTTAACCAATCCCTTCTTGCATCCAACCACTCAAACCCATTCTTATCAGCCCAATCTGCATAGGATGTTTTACTTCCTTTACGTATCTTAACGTCAGAGTTTTGAAACAAGAATATAATACGGATGCTTGGATTACATTCTTTAAACCAAACCATTTTCTTTCTTGACTCTAGGTCTAGCTTTCCTTTTGTTTCTAAATAAATCTTTTTACTTGTTGTCTTAAAATCAGGGGTATATGTTCTTTGTATTACAGGTTGTTCGTATTGATAGGAATCACATTCGTATTTGCAGGTTCTAAATGCTTTCTTTAGTTGATCGAATATACTCTTCTCGAATTTACTCTTGAAGGGTTTTAAATCTTTCAGTGAATGTTTCATCTTCGTTACGTAGTATCCATAAACAGTTAGCATTCATTAAGAACTCTTCGTCATTACCATACATCTCTCTTACTTTATTAAACATTTCTTGTTCTGTTTTGTATGGTTCTAAAATAACTTTAGCTTTCTTATCTCCTATCTTTTCAATACCTTTAATATTGTCTGTTCGATCCCCCTTCAAACATTGTTCATAAAAGTTACGTAAGCCTTCTAGCTCACTGATTTCTTTGTATGTGTGTGGTTTACTCCACCCTTTACCACTTATTTCCCATGAGTAATGGTGACCTTCTATCTGTAGAAGGTCTTTATCTAGACTACAGATTACTGTGTCTTTACCTTGGTGTATGCCTAGTGCATCGTCTGCCTCGAGACCTATGGGTGCTAGTTCAGCTCCCTGTTCCATCATAGCGTAGTCTCTACAGTCGTCTAGGTGTTTAGGTTTTGGTTGTTTACGATTGGCTTTGTACTCGGGGTAGATACTTTTACGGAAGTTCTTTGAGCCTGATAGAAATGCTTTGTAGCTATCTGCCTCTGTTCGTTCAAGTATCTGATCGAGTAATTCGTTTTGTCTCCATAGAGCTATGCCTAAGTCATCGTTCTCTGCTGAAGCAGCACAACGATAACAAACAATGTCCATGTCAATTAAAGCTATGGTCATGAGAGACGCTCCTAAAAAGGAACGTCATCCTCAAAGTTATCTACTCCACCATCAGCTTTATTAACTGATACTGGTTCTTGTCCCATAACAAAGTCTTCAAATGACTTAGCCATTTGTAGTATGTCTTCAGTCTTTGGTACAGAATTAGAAGCAGTTAAAGCTGAAACAGCAGAAGAGATAGACGACTGACGAACAATCATTACTTGTCGTGCAGCACGTTCTTCTTTGGTCTCATAGTTAGAACCTGTAACTCTTGTCGTATTAGACTTAGGAGCTGATGTTGCAGGTTTAGGTGCAGAAGCTACGGCTTCTTCTCCTAGTCCTATCCATTCCCAATATCCTTTCTCATTCTTCTCTGCTTGTACATGAACAGTAGCTCCCTTTTCCCAAGTGAGTGCTGTTTTGTATACATCAGGATTCTTGAACGACATGAGTTTCTTTTGTTGAATTTGTCCCATCTCATTCTTGTATGCAACTTCGATCATCTCATATGATCTGCCATTACTACTAGCATGAGTGGTTGGTTGACCTACATCTATAACACTAATTTGCATCTATTACCTCCATATCACCCCATGTTGGTCCTACTTGACACTCGACTCTCATGGGTAAGTTAAACTCTTTCCCAAATAACTTTTGGAAATTATCTGGAACATCATTGAAACACTTGTCAACTAAAGTGACAATCTCTTTATTATCCCACATTTTACTATCATAATCAAGAATGATTGAATCATGGACTGTGTTTACCATATCACATTTGTCATATGAACGTAGTTTAGTCATCAATGCAACTCGAACAATAGCCATAAGATCTGCACCTAGTCCTTGAACAGGGTAGTTCAGAATCTTAGTTCGTGGGTAGTATACTTTGTTACCCCTGACTTCAGAGTCAAAGTAATACACTCTACCAGTAGGCATTACAAGTTTACGATCTTGTTTTGCTTTCTCGTAGATTTCTGTATGCCATTCACCTAGTCGTTTGTATTTGTCGTAGAAGTTATCAATGACATTCTGCCAATACTTCTCACCACCAATACTCATGAAGTTAGGATCATGTGCATAGCTGTAAGCACTACCACCATAGATAAGTCTGAATACAAATGTCTTTGCTATCAGTCTAGATGGTAGTCCAAAGCGTTGTTGATTATCAGAGTGCATATCTACTGATCCCCATATCTCTTGTATAGCTACAGGATCTTGTGAGAGGTAAGCAGCCCCTACCCACTCTAACTGTTTTGCATCTGCTTGTAGTAACATTATAAATACCTTTTCTTCATATACTTTACAAGTTTTTCTTTAGCACTAACTGACATATGTTTAAGTAGAAACTCAGGTCCTTCTATTAATATAAGATCTTCTACGTCTTTACTTATGTATTCCATCCATGCTTTGTCAAGACCTTTAGATTCAATGTGTTTATATAGATCGTCTAGTCTATCACTGCGTGGACAGGTATTACGAAAGTAATCATCTATACCTGCTATAGCTATCTTTGTTCTTTTACTATGACTCATAACGACTGTAAAGTAATGATTTAATTTCTCCATCAAAGTTTTGTAGATTGGGTTTACTACTACTGAGTCTACCAGTCCTTGCCACACATTGGTTAAGGACTCCGTGTACTTTGTTGGGCTTCCATTTGTGTTCTGTAATAAGTTCATTCAAACCTCTGTAATAAGCTGTAAGTCTTTTCTGTAAGACAGCACGTGTTAGTATCAACTCCCGTTCTGCTTTAGCTCCTTTCAATCTTTTGATTGTGCTGTCATCTACAGAATATAAACCTTCTTTCTTTAGTTCTGTTCCTTTGATTGGTCGACAACGTCTTTTAAGAGTAACTTCATACGTTTCCCATTTCTCCTTTGGTTGACCTTTACGAGTCCCTGTTTTGTAAACACCATCAGGTATTTTACGACGGAAGCTAAGAGTCCCACCATATAAGAAAGCATTAAGGTGATCCACGCTAGAAGGGTTAAAGCTATCCAATCCATGAAGATCGTACAGTCGTCTATCCAATTTCCCAATTTGCTCATCCAGTTCATTACCAAGTATTTCACTCCTTTGCATGTCATATAACATGCCATTGTATTCCATCTCTTGTAATACTACGAGATCTCGAAAGTGCAATTGCAGCAACATCCATTGTGTACTATCTGTCATCGCTAAATATTGCATTTGTTTTGCGTAGACTTCACGAGTAAGTTCTACGTCTTTGATCAAGTAATCAGTTAGCAAATCTTCAGGTATGTCAGGTGTGTCAATACCATTAGACCAATACTCTTCTTTGATTACATCTATCTTTTGTTCAAGCCCATGATGCTCACATACTTTGTTAAGACTAGGGTATGGTTTGTCCTGTCCTGTTAATATGAAGTGAGCGACCTGGCAATCCCAAACTTTTACACGACTAAAGTCAATGCCATATCTTCTTAGCCAGTGTAGATCAAACTTAATATTGAAACCTACAATCCAGTCAACATCATCAATCATCTCTTGTATTTCGTTGAGCTGTTCTTTGTAAGGTGTATCTGTATATTCAATATCAAATGTTTTAGTTTCTTGATTGTTATCTTTTGCACCTACATACATTAGTTTGTTTGTAGTATCAAAAGGGTTACCTTTGTTACTGGTAGTTGTTTCAACATCGAGTGTCAATACGTTCATATCTTTGTAAATCCTTTTACAATTCGTTTAGCTTTAGGACAAAATGTAGGAGGTGTTTCTCTCAATAAACTACGATGAGCTAACTCACTAAGTTTAGAAACTACTGTTGGCTTTGGTATTCCTGTCATCTGTACTATCTCTTTTGTTTGATAGCGTTTGTTTTTGTCCATCATTTTGTATATCTTACGAGCAGACGGAGACATCTCTACTGTGTCAGGATCTATCTCAGGTATTAGATTTATCAGAAACTCTCTCATGTTTGCAATATCCTTTCATATTGAATGAACCCATTTCGGTGTATTGTGAACACCACCATCTTTTGTTGTGCCAAATTAAACCTGGCTTACCACACTTGCATACTCTTTTCTTAAACGATATCTTCATACTGAGCTACCTCAGGTTTGATTAGCACTCTTGCACTACCATGTCTAAGTGCAGGTAAGGAATCACTATCACCAAGGAGCTTATTTTTAGTGATATTTAGATACCTGATACGAGAGGTATTATCTTTGTCCTTACCTATACCTAGAATCCAATCAGCCTCGCCTTGTTTGGCTGTCTTGGAACTGTCTACCATATCCATAGTTAGAAATGGTACACCTTCTGCCTCACCACTTGCTTGTGATACGGCAATAACTGGAGCGTATTTCTTACACATCTCACGTGCCCATTGATACAATACTTTTAGTTCAAGGTCGTTACGATCTGCCTTGAAGCCTTTGATCTTGTCAATCTGATCTAGAATAATAAGACCGGGATTCTTTTGTTTGAGTATATTCTCAATGACTCTGATGTGTGATGATTCATTTACATCGTGTACAAAGATACGTTTCTGATTGTCCCGATATGTTTCTTCTCTGTATTTAGCTTTGCATCTTTCTTTGTGCTTCATCATCTGTTGTGTAGTTACACCTAGTATAGATTGATAAACTCTTGTTTGTACTTTGGTAGCACCTTCTTCGTTGTGAAACCAATGTATTTCTTTGTCAGTATACTTGATCATGTTAGCTACTTCTGATGCAAGGAATGTTGTTTTACCTGTCTCAGGTCGTGCAAATATAAAACCAAAGTCACCTTTGCGTAAACTACCTAACGACTTGTTGAGGAAGCTGAGCCTCCAACGAAGGCCCACTTCCTCGAACTGTTTGTTTAGCAGCTCTTCGAGATCGTCAGTACAACCATTGATCTCTTGTTCTTCGACTGCTTCGAGTTCAAAGTCATCGAATAACTCTTGCAGTTTTTCAGCAGGTGTCTTACCTTCTTCTACGTCAAGGGCAACCTTTGCAAGGTTACCTGCGAGTGCTCTTCGTTTATGAGATTGCAGCAGGTCTTTGATAGCTGTGTTGTCTTCAGCTTGGTAGATGCTTGTGATTACTTCCTGTAGTTCTTCGTGTTCTCCTTCAGCTACCATGAAGTTAGCTTGATACATGGTAAGCAGTTCGTTGTTGGTAATGCTTGGCTTGTCTTCATACTTGTCGTAAAAACTATGCACCATTTGAAATAACTTGTTGAGTAGTGGATAGTTATTCTTCATGTATGTCGTATCGACAAACTTATAGTATCTTTGATACTCTGTCCTGTCATTACAGAACAGTTTCATTATCTGTAATTCAACCAATCTTGTAGCTCCTTCCTAGTGTATTCCTTTGGATCTTTTGGTGTAATAACTACATCACACTTTGTTCCATACTGTTGAAATAATTTGCTTATCTTAACAGCTTCCTTTGCTTTGTCACGATCTAACCATATAGTAACACGTGGATATCTCTTCTTAAAATATCTAAGAACCTCGAAAGAGATGGTGCTTCCTAGGAGAGGAGAAGCACACATCTCAGGAGAGACTCGAGCTAGTCTTATAGCAGATGCAATATCTTCTACAAGCACTGCTCTTTGCGAACCATATCCATATATATTAATTGGTTTCTTTCCTTTTGACAAATACTTTGGTCTGTTCTTGTCAAACAATCTTGCCTGCCAATAGTATTTAGTCTTCATTAACATTAGCATATTCATATTAGGATTCCATTGTATGTTATATTCTTTGGCATCTTCCATCGTTATGCCATACTTAAGTAACCATTGTTTAGCAACAGATGGTAACTCATCAGTCAACTCCATGTCTTCAACAGGAGTATGCACAGTATCTTTTACAATACCTGAAAGTCTTTTACGAAGTGATTTTGTGTCAGATTTTAACTTGTGGTAACGACAACCAAAACAAAAGTAATGGTCTTCGTATTCACCTAGATTGTCCTTACTTCCACAATTAGGACAAGGTTGATGTTGAATAAATGCACTCATACATTTACTTAGCTCCTTATCATTATTCCTTTGAATACTACAGTCTCGTTTCTATAGTATAATATATTATATACTGAAAAAGTATATAGATCAATAACTTAAATGGAGAACGCTATGTGGACTAAACCATGTGCAACAGAGTTACGTTTCGGTTTCGAAGTAACAATGTATATATGTAACAAGTAATGTTTAACGTTTAACGTTTAACGTTTCCCGTTAAATTTAAACCATAGGGGGATCACTCCCCCTCTACTCTTGTTCATTCGTATTAATATCATCCTTTACTGTATCGAAACAACGATTGCAAAGGTCAATATATTCTCCAGTCTCTTGGGATTTACGAGTAGATTCGAAGTCTGAAAGCTCACGATTACAAGCTAGACATCTCATGGGAAGTTCCAGTTAGTTAGTCCTACCCATTATATAATAACCCTACTCGTTTGTCAAGTATTATTCTTTAATAAATCTTACTAATGTATCACCCCAATATGGTGACTCATCTGTTAATGGGACTAGTTCCCAGTCAACATAACCTTCTCGTTCTGCATACTCATCTAATAAATCACTACTAAATCTCATAATAATATCTCCGTTAAAGTTATACCAATAACTACTAACACTAGGATAATAGTTACCATCCATGCTTGTTCATCAGGAGTCATGCTGTATCTCCCAGTAAATAATCAAATGCTTTCTGTGCTTGAGCAGAAGCTTTTAGTATAGCTTTTTCATCGTTCTCTAACACCTTTAACCAACTAGCAATATACTCTGTGTGTTGTAGTTT